GGGTGGCGCTGTGTGGGCGCTGCGCTCCGCTGGACGGGGCGGCGGCTGTGTCCATTCCGCAGGGGTCGTGCCCAGTCGAAGCCGGTGAATTAAAGAGATTGGGAGAATGGAAAGCGCCAGGAGGATGATCCGCCTGGCGCTTTTATTGTACGCGAACTCAGGCTGACATTACGTCGCTGCGGCGCACTTTTTGACGGCCTTGCCGTTCGGGCGCAAGCGGATCGATAAATGCGTCGAGCTTGCCACGTTCGATGCGCTGAGAGATTGCCTGCACCGTAACGCCGGCCAGCCGTGCGGCCTCACTGATGGTAATCAATTCGTCTCCTCGGTTGCGAATGACAGCAGCCCACCACAACGACCCCAGTTCAGTGTCTGCCCAAAAATCTGGAATTTGATAACTGTTGTACGTTGGCAGGCTGAACAGCCATTCGGCCATACTCTGTGCGATCTCTTGCATTTCTGCGGGGTCGCCATCGATGACGCCAGCGCCGTATAACGCTAGCGTGCGCCATTCTTGCGGCTCCATCGTGTATTGGAGAGCATCGGGCGTACCAGCATATAGCTGGACGAGAGCATGGCGCACCGCGTCGTTCTGGTCGGCGCCAGGGACGATCTGTCCCAGTTGCCACAACAGGCGGCGCTCGATGTACTGCGTCGTGAACTCGCGCACAATGCGCTCTACCTCTGCACGTTTTTCATCGTTTGTCATGGGACTTGACTCCTAAATAGATTGGGGACGGTTGCCCGTCCCTGGTTTTGGTTGGCGATTGATTGACTACGCTGCATTCATCCGCTGCGCGCGCTCGGCGCATGGCGGCCATGCCTGCGGGCCGACGACGGCGACCGGCTTCATGTAGCTAAAAGCCAGCTTGTCGCCGTAGACACAATAGTGCCCGCCGCATTCCACCTGGATGATCTCGAAATCGTCGACTTCTGCCGTTCGGGCGAATTTGATTGCAGCTTCGATTGAGCGGTAGGCGTAAAAGCCGCCGCCGTGCTGCTGGCGGGCACGCTCTCTCATTTCCTTGCCGATTTGGTAGGTGGTGTTGCCGTCGTGGATGCTGACAAACAGTTCGTCAGTGATACGGCGCACGGCTTTGAAGTAATGCTCGCCGCCCTCACGCGTTGGCTTTGCCGGTGCGCTGTCGGGGTCGAGGCGGCGCACTTCCTTGCGCAGTTCGCTGACGCTGACGCCGTACAGATTGGCGACGTGCGCCATCGTGCGGCAGTGGGTCATGTAGCTGTACGGGTAGCTGCGGCTGGGGCTGCGCACAGATGAGCAGCACGAGCAGGTTTCGGACTCGGACGGATACCAGCGACCGGCGTTGTCGAATTTCCCGGTCGGGTGGGCGGTACGGTCGCGGCGGGCAATGAATGTGCGGGCGGCCTGTTCGAGATTGCTGGTTGCGGTTGTCATCGTGTCTACTCCTGTTTGCTAATTCAATTGAACTCTATAACCTAATAATAGAGCAATTCAATTGAATTGTCAATAGATTTTTCAACGAGTTTTCAAAACTCGTTGGCGGGCGCAATGGAACAATTGTGCATCTATGCGGGGGCGGGAGGGTCGCTACAATGGGTGTAGCGACCCTTTGGGATTGGTGACGAATGCGCAGGAATGTTTTGCTCGATTTGATCCGGGTGTTGGCGCTGGTGCTGATTGGCATCGGGGTGTATTGGCTGCTGGGGGCGGCGCCGGCGTTGGTGTATGCCGGCGTGGCGCTGTTGTTGGCGGCGACGGTGGCGGAGCTGCGCGAACGGGGGCTGCCATGATTGGGGCGTTCGTGCGTTCGTTGGTGGGGCTGCCAGAGCAGCGGGCGATTGCGCTGGATGAGTCGGCGCGGCTGGGGTCGCTGGCGGCGATGCAGCCGTCGGTGGCCGGGGTGACGGTGACGGCGGATAGTGCGCTGCGCAATATGACGGTGTTGGCGTGCATCCGCATTGTGGGGCAGAGCCTGGCGTCGGTGCCGCTGATTCTGTATCGGCGGGAGGGGCGGCAGCGCACGCGGGCGACGGAGCATCCGGTGTACGCGGTGCTGGCGCAGACGGGCAATGCGGAGATGACGGCCTACGAGGTGCGCGAGACGCGCGTGTCGCACTGTATGGCGTGGGGCAATGCCTACGCCGAGATTCAGTACGATAGCAATTACCAGGTGCGGGGGCTGTGGCCGCTGGCGCCGGATCGGGTAGGGGTGGAGCGCAATGCGGCGGGCCGGCTGCAGTACACGTACTGGTCGGACGCGATGGGGCAGGGGTTCGTGCTGCCTGGCTATCGGGTGCTCCATCTGCGCTATACGATGCTGCGCGGGGCGCTGGGGATGTCGCCGGTGCGCCAGGCGATGAATGCGTTGGGTGTGGCGCAGGCGACGGAGGAGTACGGCGGGCGCTATTTCGCTAATGGGTCGCGACCGTCGATTATTTTGAAGCATCCGGGACGGCTGAACCCGGAGTCGTTCAAGCGGCTGCGAGAGTCGTTTGCCGATACGTGGCAGGGGCTGGACAACGCCCACCGCGTGAACATTTTGGAAGAGGGTATAACCCCAGAGGTGGTGGGGATTCCGCCGGAGGAGGCGCAGTTCCTGGGCACCAGGCAGTACCAGGTGCAGGAGATTGCGCGGCTGTATGGCGTGCCGCTGGATATGTTGGCGGTGGGCGAGACGGCGACCTATGCGAGCGCGGAGCAACATGCGATCAATTTCCGGCAGTTTACGCTGTTGGAGTGGGCGAAGCGCGACGAGCAGCGGCTGATGGCCGATCTGCTGACGGCGGAAGAGCGGCGCCAGGGCTACTACATTGAATATCTGTTGGACGGGCTGGAGCGCGCCACGCTCGACACGCGCACGCAGGCGTACGCGACGATGATTCAGAACGGCATGTTGATGCCGAATGAAGCGCGTGAGCGTGAGAACCTCGACCCGCTGCCCGGCGGGGATGTGTTGTTGATGCCGCTGAATATGCAGATGATCGACGCCGACGGCGTGATGGTCGGGGCGGCGACGGGCGCAGAGGGGGAGAGTGGGGCAGAGGGAGACGGGGAGACGGATAATCGGGCGGCGCTGCTGGAGCAGGCAGGGCTGGCAGCGGATTTGACCAATGCGTGGATCGCCGATGTGCGCCAGCGGCTGGAGAGTCGGATCGCCAACGATGTGCGGCAGCAGGGTGCGAAGATGCTGCGGCAGGGTGGCCGGGGCGCACTGGGCGAGTGGGGTGAGTCGATGATGCACGAATGGCGGCTGGCGGGCGAGGGGATGCTGTCGGCGCTGCGTGGGGTGCGGCCTGCGGCTGAGCCAGGTGTAGGTGAGTGGGTCGCCACGGCGTACCAGGCGGCGGTGAGGGAATTGATTGGAGGGCAGAGTGGAACGGCGACTGATCACGACTGAACTGCGCGCTACGACAGAAGATGGTAAGCGGAAGATCGGCGGGTATGCGGCGGTCTTCAATTCGCTGTCGGTGGTGCTGTGGGATTTTCGGGAGGAGATTGCGCCCGGTGCGTTTGCGGAGGCAATTGCCAAGAACAATGTGCGGGCGTTGTGGAACCATGACACGAGCGAGGTGTTGGGGGCGTCGGCGAACGGGACGCTGTACCTGGCTGAGGATGCCACGGGGCTGCGCTTCGAGTTGGAGTTGCCCGACACGCAACGCGGGCGCGATGCCTATACGCTGATCGAGCGCGGGGACGTGGCGCAGATGTCGTTTGGTTTCCGGTCGCTGCCCGATGGTAGCGAGTGGCGCATCGACGAGGACGGGCAATATATCCGGCGGCTGCTCAAGGCGGATTTGTTGGAGGTCAGCCCCGTCACGTTCCCGGCGTACCCGGCCACATCGGTTGGCGTGCGCGCTGAGATGTTGGGCGATGAAGTGCAGATTCCCGATGCCATCCGCCGGGCGGCTGGCGGCGTCGAGGTCGATAGGATGGCGGCGGATGTGTCCAGGCGGGCGCGGCTGGCGGCCATGACGGAGATGGAGATTGAGTTGGCGGCCCGGCGCATCATCCGGGAGGGAGTGTAACGTGGACAATACGATTGTTGAGATGCGGCGCCGGCAAACGGCGGCGGCAAATCAGGCGAAGGAGATCAATCGGCTGCGCGCCGAGCGTGATTTGACGGAGGCGGAAAGCCAGAAGCTGAACGAATTGCGCGCTGAGGTGGATCGGCTGCAGGAGACCATCGAGACGGAAGAGCGCATGAATGCGGTGCCGGCGCAGGCCGGCGGGCGCGTCGAGACGCCGGCCATCGGCATGAGTGACGGCGACCTGCGCCAGTTCTCGCTGCTGCGGGCGATTCAGGCGGTGGCGACGGGCGACTGGCGCCGGGCCGGCCTGGAGCGTGAGGCGAGCGACGCGACGGCAAAGCGCATCGGGCGTGAACCGCAGGGATTTTTCTTGCCCTACGACTGGTTGCGCTCGCAGCATAGCGGCGTCGAGCAGCGCGCCATCACGGCCAGCACGGGATCGAGCCTGATCCCAACCCAGAAACTCGGCTTCATCGACGTGCTGCGCTCGCGCATGATGGTGCGGGCGGCCGGGGCGGTGGTGTTGGATGGGCTGATCGGCAATGTCGATTTGCCGGCGCGCACGGCGGGCGCTTCGCTGTCGTGGGTGGCGGCGGGTTCGGCGCCCAGCGGTGAGGCGACGCAGACGTTTGGGGCGGTGCAGTTGCGCGCAAAGACGGGCAGCGCATACGTGGACATCTATCGCACGATGTTCAACCAGACTTCGCTGGACATCGAGATGCTGGTGCGTGACGACCTGGCCGCGGCGGTGCAGCTCGGCATCGACTATGCTGCGCTGCACGGCGACGGGTTGAGCAACGCACCGACGGGCATTGCGAGCACGAGCGGGATCGGGGCCGTGTATGCCGGCGGGGCGGCCAACAACGGCACGAACGCCAACGGCGCCGCGCTGATCTGGGCGGACATCGTGAAGTTGGAGACTGAGGTCGCCGTGGACAACGCCGACGTGGGGCGGTTGGGCTATATGCTCAACGCAAAGGTGCGCGGCGCGCTGAAGACCACGGCACGGGTGGCGGGCACAGACAGCCGCATGATCTGGGGCGATGACGCGATGCTGAATGGCTACACGCCGTGGGTGACGAACCAGGTGAGGGGCGACATCACGAAGGGCGGGTCGAGTGACCTGTCGGCGGTCTTCTTCGGGAACTGGGCAGATTTGGTCGTGGGGCTGTGGGGCGTGATCGACATCACGGCGGACATCCCGGATAACCGCACGGGCACGGTGCGCGTCGCGGCCATCGTGGAGACGGACATCGGCGTGCGCCATGCGCAGTCGTTTGCGGCCTGTCTGGACGCAGACACGAGTGCGTGAGTGGGATTAGGAGATTGGGAGATTGGAGATTGAGAGATTGGTCTTCGGTCTCCCTATTCATAAGGAGCGATGAGACATGAAGGGTGTGATTGGCGGGATTGCGGGCGGCGTGCTGGTGCTGGCGCTGCTGGTGGGGGTGATGGTGGGCGATGGGTCGCTGGGCGTGCAGGCGGCGCCGGCGGCTGGGCCTACGCCGGTCAGCGTGACACGGCCAGGCGATGGCAGTTTCATCACGTTCGATCTGTTCAATAACGCGGCGATCACGGCGGATACGACCTCGGCCTGTGTGGATGTCGGGCGGTTTGTGGTGGCGGATGTGCAGTACACCATCGACCAGGGCACGACGAATACGACCACGCTGACGACAAAGTGGTCGGTGGACGGTGGGACGCTGGTGAGCGGGGTCAATGTGGTGGCCAGCAACGCGGCCGATGCGACCGACATGCAGCAGGTGCAACTGTTTGGCCGGTATTTCTGCCTGCTGGCGGATGTGGCCAATTCGCAGACGGTGACGATCACGGCGAAAGCGATTGCTAAGTAGGAGCGAAGGGGCGAGCGATCCTCGCCCCTCGCCCGATAGGGGCACGACGATGCACGTGTTGATGCTGCGGAATACGGTGGTGGCACGGCCAGGCCAGGCGGCGGCGCCGGTGGACGCAGGGACGATTGTCGAACTCGACGCAGCGGTGGCGATGCAGTTGCTGGCATTGGGTAAGGCGGCGCTGATCGATGGGGATGCGCAGGCGCCGGGCGTGTTCCTGACGCCTGAGCAGACGGTGGCGCCAGTGGAAAAGCGCAAGCGCAAGGTGACGCCGTGAATACGATGACGGTGATCACGCCGCCAGCGGCGCCGGTGGTGTCGCTGGCGGAAGCGAAGGCGATGCTGCTGGTCGACCACACGGCGGACGATGCGCTGATTACTTCGCTGGTGGCGGCGGCGACGGTCGAGGTGCAGGACGCGGCGGCGCGGGCGTTGGTGACGCAGACGCTACAGGTGGCGCTCGACGGGTGGCCGGATGATGGTGTAGTGCGGCTGCCGCATCCTCCGCTACAGGCAGTGGTGAGCGTGAAGTACTTCGACGCCGACAATGTCGAGCAGACGGTGGCGCCGGCGGATTATATGGTGATCGCCGATGTGACGCCGGGGTTGGTGGCGCCGGCGCCGGGGAGGAGTTGGCCGACTGATTTGCGTAGCCAGTCGCCGATCCGGATTCGCTATACGGCCGGGTATGGGGATGCGGGTTCGGCGGTGACGGCCTCGGCGCAGGGCGACCTGGTGCAGTTGGTGAAGGCGTTGGTGGCGGTCGATTATGAGGCGCGTGAGGCGCTGAGCAGCCAGGCCGCCGAGCAGCGCACGCGCGTGCTCAATAGCTGCAAGCGGCATTGGGGCTGGCGGTGAAGATCAACGAACTGCGGCACCTGATTTACATTCACACGCCGACGGCGACGCAGAGCAGCCGCGGGGCGGAGACGATCACGTGGTCGAGGTCGCCGGCGCTGCGTGGGCGGATTCGCACGGTGGGCGGGGACGAACGCAGCCGCGATGACCAGGTGATCGCGGTGGCGGTGCATGAGGTGGTGATCCGCTGGCCGCTGCCGGATGGCGTGACGCTGACGACGAAGAGCCGGATCGAGTGGCTGGACGGTGGCGTGAGCCGGTACTTCGGGATCACGGCGATTGGGGAGCCGGATAATCGCGGGCGAATGGTGTCGCTGTCGTGCATGGAGTTGGTCGGCGAGGATCGGGTGCTCTGATGGCGCGGCGACGTGGGGCACGGCGGAAGTTTCAGAAGTTCGAGATCGAATGGTACGGCGACGAGTTCGTCAATATCGTGCGCGAGCATGGGCCGGAAGCGCTCTTCGAGGCGGCGAAGGTGGTGCTGGCGGAGGCGTCCAGACGGGCGCCGCGGAAAACGGGGAAGCTGGCCGGGTCGGGCTACATCGGCGTCAAAGGCAAAAGCACCTACACCAAGCGGCGCTACTGGCGACGGGAGAAGTTTGCCCGTGACGCCGAAGCGGTGATCGGCTTCTCGGCGCCGCACGCACACCTGATTGAGTCCGGGCGACGGCGGGTTGGCAAAATCACGCCACGGCGGGCGAAGGCGCTGCGCATTGACGGTAAGTTCGTGAGCCAGAGCCGCTACAAGCGCGCCAGCTCGCGGCCATTCCTGGGGCCTGCGCTCGAAGCCAGCCGGGAGGCGGTGCCGAGGGAGATCGCCAAAGTGTATGGGTCGTGGCTGGACAAGCTGCTGGGAGGGCGACCGTGATCGGCGCCATCATCTATCAGGCGCTTGCCAGCAATTCGGCGGTGGCTGCGCTGGTGGGCACGCGCATCTACCCGGAGATTGCACCGGACGAGGCCGATCTGCCGCTGATCGTGTACACGGTGCGCACGGCGGAGGGGCTGGACGGTTCGGCGCCGATGGTGCGCTGCAATGTGACGGCGAACTGCTATGCGGCGACGGACGCCTCGGCGGAGAGCGTCGGTGCGGCGGTGCGTGCGGTTTTGGATGGGTTCGACGGCAACGGGACGGGCGTCGCGGCCCGGTCGTTGTCGCTGTCGGATACTAGCGAGTTTCGTGACCCGGAGATGGCGCTGTGGGGACGCCTGGCGACGTTTGCGGGCTGGATTGTGAAAGGATAGGGGAAAGATGGCAGTCACAGATATTCTGGTCACGCCAGCCAAAATCTACCGGGCGCCGGTGGGCGAGGCCGTGCCGGACGAATCGACAGTGGCCTACGGCGCGGCGTGGGGTGGGAACTGGACGGATTTGGGCTATACGCTCGAACCGGTCAGCCTGAGCTACGAGACGGAGACTTTCAAGTTGATGGTCGAGCAACTCACGGCGCCGGTGCGAGCCGTGCGCCAGGAGGAGACGATCACGATTGAGACGGTGCTGGCAGAGATCACCGGCGCCAACCTGGCGATGGCGATGGACGGCACGAACACGGCGACGAGCGCAGGCGTCAACCAGGTGGCCTACGATTTGGTTGAGGCAGGCGGCAGCGTCAGCATCAGCGAGTATGCCTGGGGCTTCGAAGGCTACCGGCTGACATCGACGGACAGCAAGCTGCCGGTGCGGGTGTTCGTGTACCGCGGGGTGGCGACGCTCAACGGACAGTTGACCTTTGCGAAGAGCGCCGGGGTGGGCATTCCGCTGCGCATTGAGGCAATGCCGGACACGACCAAAGCGGCAGGCAAGCAGATTCTGCAGATCCACAACGTGACGGCGGCGCCGACGACAACGACATGAGCAAGAGTGTAACGATTACCCTGGGCGGCAAGAGCTACGAGATCGCCGAGGCGCCGATGCGCAAAAATGCGGCGTGGCGGGCTGGCTTGTCGGCGCTGCTGGTCGATCTGGGCGAGCTGATGGAGAGCGCCAGCACGGTGGAGTTGAACAGCGTTGCCGATCTGATCGGCGTGGTGCGCCAGATTCAGGATGTGATTCTGGCGGCGCCGGACCGGTTGACGGCGATGCTTTTCGACTATTCGCCGGTGCTGGCGGCAGACCGCGCACGCATCGAAGCGGATGTGTACGAAAGCGAGCTGATCGGCGCCTTCGTGGAGGTGCTGAAGCTGGCCTACCCTTTCGGCGATTTGCTGACGCTGGCGAATGGCTGGACGCCGACGTTCAACGCCTCGACCTCGACGAGCTGATTGCCGCGGAGTATGGCGGCGCAGCGTGGATCGATGAGATTGCGACCGCCGATCTGCTGTCGAGTTACGTGCGGCGCAAGCGCTTCGAGGCGAGACTGTTTGCGATGGAGATCGGCAGGCTCTTCAGCCGCGACGACAGCCAGCGCCTGCAGCGCGTGCCGCCTGACGAACTGCTGAAAATGATGGGAGTCGAATAGATGGCCGTCAAGCTGGCCGATGCAGTCGCCTTTCTGCGCACAGACGACAAGGAACTAAAAAGCGGACTGGGCGCCGCCGATGCCGAGGTGACGGGCTGGGCTGGGAAGCTCAGCGGCGCTATCGGTGGGGCTGCGGTGGGCATTGCGGCTGCGGCGGGCGCTGCGCTGGTCGGGGCGACGATTGCCGTCGGTAAGGCGGCCTGGGACATGGGGCAGGAGTACGACAGCGCGCTCGATGCAATCATCAATGGCACGGGCGCCAGCGGGGAGGCGCTCGACGCCATGGGGCAGTCGGTGCGCAACCTGAAAACGTCCAGCGCAGGGCTGGGCGTGAGCATGGAACAGATCGGCGCAACCCTCGCCGAGGTCAACACCCGCACCGGCGCAACCGGCAGCGAACTCGAAACGCTGACCGGACGCATTTTGCAGTTTTCCCGATTGACCGGAACTGACAGCGTGGCGAACGTCCAGTTGCTCACGCGCACGATGGGCGACTGGGGCGTGGGCATGGAGGACAGCAACCAACTGCTCGATATGATGTACGGAGCCGGGCAGGCGTTCGGCATTTCGGTCGATTCGCTGGCCGGGAAGCTGGTCCAGTTTGGCGCGCCGCTGCGGCAGATGGGATTCAGCCTCGAAGAGTCTGCCGCCATGCTCGGCAAGTGGGAGAAAGAGGGCGTCAACACGGAGTTGGTGATCGGCTCTCTTCGCATCGCCGCCGGGAAGTTTGCCAAAGAGAACATTCCGCTGCAGGACGGGCTGCGCCAGACGATGGCGGCGATCAAGGGCGCCGCTACGGAGTCCGAAGGGCTGGCAATTGCGATGGATGTGTTTGGGGCGAGGGCTGGCCCGGATATGGCTGCGGCAATCCGGGAGGGGCGCTTCGAGCTTGACGAGGCGATTGCGACCTTGCAGGGCACGCAGGGCAGCCTGGCGAGCGCCAACGTCGAGACGCTGGGATTCAGCGAGCGGTGGGAGATGTCGATGGCGAAGATGGCCGACGCGCTCATCCCACTTGGCTCGAAGATGGAGGAGCTGGGCGTGCGGCTGATGCCGTTGCTCGTGGCTGCCATCGAATCGGTGATCGCCGTGATCACGCCGCTGATCGGTTGGCTGGTCGAGGGGATCGACGCGCTGACCGGGGTGGTCGCTGCCAACGACCAGGTTGTCGGCAGTTTTGGCGCGGTGGCCGGGTCGCTGGAATCAATGTTTGGCCCGGCGCTGCAACGGGCGCAGGAGCTTCTCGGCGTGGTGGGTGCGGCGGCGCGCCAGTTCGTCGATCAGAATCTGAACTATTTCAACGGCTGGATTGCACAGAACATGCCGCGCATCCAGCAGATTGTGTCGAACGTGCTGACCGCCATCACCGGCTTCTGGAGCACGCACGGCGCGACGATTGTGGCGACGGTGCAGCGCTATCTCGGCTGGATGATGGACTTTTGGAGCATGATCTTCCGCACGCTGCTCAACATCGTGCAGGTGTTTCTGCAGGTGCTGACGGGTGACTGGGAGGGCGCAGGGCAGACGCTGCAAGCGATTGTGCGCGACTGGTGGACGACGTTGCAGCGCATTTTCTCAGAAATGATCGCTTCGATTGTGGAGCTCTGGCGCTCTGTGGACTGGGGAGGCATCGGGCGTGCGATTGTGGACGGCATTTGGGCCGGGCTGCGGGCGGCGTGGGGCGGCTTGCAAAACTGGTTCGGCGACCGGCTCCAGGAGTGGCGCAACATGCTGCCATTCAGCGAGCCGAAAGACCCGTCCAGCCCGTTGCGGGGTCTCGCCAAAGCGGGCGAGGCGATTGTCGAGCAGGTGCGACTTGGGATCGACCGGGCGGCCGCGTGGACGCTGCCCGATTTGCGAATGCCTGCGGTGGCCGGGGCGACAGTGGGGGCGCCGATGACGATTACGATCAACATTTCGGGCGTGGCGGATGCCGAGGGCGCAGGCCGGGCGAGCCGTGACGGGGTGTTGGCGGCGTTGCGGGCGAAGGGGCTGCGCTGATGGGCTATTCGTTCGAGCGCTTCGGCACGCTGGTGTTGCCAGCCTACAACCGGGAGATGAGCCAGGCGCCCGCGCCGGCCGTGCAGCGGCTGGTGGCGACGACGGCAGGCGCATTCGACAGCGACGGCAGCGGACGCAGCGCGCAGCAGTTTCCCCACGCGTTGTCGGTCGAGGCGATTGTCTACGAGGACGCAGCCGCCGATCTGCGGGCGGCGCTGGATGCGCTGCGCGCCGCGGTGGGGACACGGGCGTACCTGTATCGAGTGGCCGACGATGATGGGGCGATCCACCGGGCGTTGTGCCGGTTGGTGTCAATGGAGATCAATCGCTCCTACGAGCAGCGCCGGGCGTATCAGCCGGTGACGCTGCAATTTCAGCAGTTGGCGGCGTGGGAGGGGGCGAGCCATTCGGCGTGGACGCTGGATAGCGGGGAACTGTTCGACGATGGGCTGACGCTGGACATGACCAGCTACAGTTGGTCGATTGGATCGTCGCCGACGATTCGCAGCGTGAGCAACGGCGGCAATTTGCCGGTGACGGATGTGCATATCACGATCATGGCAGGGGCGACGGGGCTGAGCAATCCGATCCTGAGCGGCGGCGGCATGGATTTGCGCTGGACGGGCACGATTGCGGCAACCAAGTCGCTGGTGATCGACTGCGGCGCGCTGAGCGTGCTGAATGATGGCGCCAACGCGTACAGCGGGCTGGCGCTGGGCGCCAACCACGCCATTGAGGATTGGTGCAGGCTACAGCCGGGCAGCACTGATATTGAGTTGGCAATCACGGGGACGCTGACGGGTGCGACGTGGGCGGTTGCGTTCCGGGACAGGTGGGCGTGATGCGCCTGTGGCTGGATGTGCAATCAGGCGGCACGACGACGGGGCCGGGGCCTGTGGTGGCGCTGGCGTCGTTTTCGGCGGCAGAACGGCTGAACCAGGCGGGCACGTGGTCGGCGTTGGTCCCGGCGGCGGATGACCGCAGCGTCGATCTGTTGCAGCCGCGGCGCACGGTGCTGGCGTGGGGCTGGATCGACGGGGAGAAGCGCTTTCTCGGCGGCGGGGTGATCGAGTCGCTGCGCGTGCGCATGGGGGCGGGCGATGCGCCGATGCTGGAGGTGTCGGGGCGTGATCTGCTAGAGGAGTTTGCGCGTGCGCCGGTGGGCGATGTGAGCATCGAGCAGCCGGGCGGCGCGTATGACCTGGCGGATTACATTGCCGATGGGTTGCCGGCCGGATGGTCGGGCGGCACGCTGACCGGCACGCCGCCTGCGTTCGTGGCGCGGTTCGTCTATGACACGTTCCTCGGCGGTCTGACGTCGCTGGCGGATAAGTTCCCGATCTGGTTCCGGCGCTCGACGGCAAGCGGCAACCCGCGCAATCTGGACATTTTCCTGTCGCTGCCATCGACGGTGGCGCTCTACGTGGCGAACGCTGACCCGGTGGCGATTGAGGCGAATGACGCCATGTGCCTGATCACGGAGATCAGCGAGGAGCGCCAGGCGAATGACCTGGTGTACTCGGCGATTGCGTTCGGCGCAGGCAACGGCGACGCGCGGCTGACGATGGCGCTCGGCACGCAGTGGCCGGATGGATCGGCGCTCAGCGGCATCTATGTGCCCTTTTCCGGCGTGTCTTTCACCTACAACAGCGGCGACAACACGATTCTCAACACGGATGCGCCGCTGCTGCTGCACGGTGTGCTGCAGCGGGCGTTGGCGTGGAAAGACATTGCGCCGCTATCCAACAACACGGCGGACTTGCAGGCGGCTGCAAATACGCTGGTGGCTGCGGCGTGCCAGTACCTGATCAATCATCGGCAGCCGATCACGGCGTACTCGCTGAGCGTGGCCGGGGTGCGCCAGGAGATTCTGCCCGGCGACCTGGTGCATGTGTCGGCGCGCAAGTTCGTGGACGGCGAGAAGCCGATCAACATCACGGCCAATGTGCGCGTGCTGGAAGTGCGCACGACGGTGGACGCCAACGGCGTGCAGACAACCGGCCTGACAGTGGCGACGGCGGATCGGTGGCCGGAAAGCGACAACGAGACGCTGGTACAGGAGATTCGGCAGAGCCAAATCATGGAGGCGCTGCCGCAGATGGGGCCGTCCATCGACACGATCAGCTACAGCGAACCGATTGACGATGACTATAGCGCCGACATGCGCTTTTGGCTTGGCGACGAAACGACGACCGTCAACCAGGTGCTGGTGCGCTTTCGGGTCGATCCGTTTCGCAGCACGGCAAAAACGGTGGGCGGCACGCTGTCGGGGTCGGTGGATATTCCGAGCCACACGCACACGACGCCGGACCACCAACATACATTTGAGATTAGCGGCGGGGCGGCGCCAACGTATCCGATCGGATTTGGCGCAGCGGGGACAGCGGGCGGATTGGTTCACAATGCCAGCGCCAGCGATTTCGATTACCCGACGAACAGCGGCGAGGGCGGCACGACGAGCAGCAGCGGCGGCAGCCAGACCGGGCTGGAGCTTGACCTGTCGTCGGCGCTGTCGCTGGAGTATGGCATCTATGAGGATTCGAGCGGCAACACCTATGCCGCCAGCGACCTAGAGTGGCTGGTCAATGGCTCGGCGGCCAGCAATTCGCCGGTGGATGTGGGCGGCGGCTGGTTCTCGCTCGACATCACGCCGGATGTGGTGACGGCGGACGGGCTGCGGCCTGTGCAGGCTGCCAACGCGGTGACGGTGCAAGTCAAGGCGGCGAGCAAAGCGGATAAACGATGTCAGGTCACGGCGCAGATCGAGCGGCGCACGGTGATCCAGGCAATTGCATATAGTTAGGAGCGAGGCAGGATGACGACTACTTTTCACACAGCGATTTCGACCGGGGCGGCGGCGAATGCGAGCACGATCAACACGCCGCTGGGCACGCTGGATGCGGCGATTGTGGATCGGGTCAATGCGACGCGTAACGGCGCCACGTATGAGGCGCGCGGCGGGATCACGTGGAACGCCACAACAAAAATCCTGAGCATTCCGGCGACCAGCTATATCCTGCACGGCAACAGCGGGAAATATCTGTCGTTTACCAGCCCGGTATCGCTCGATTTTTCCAGCTACACGGGCAACAACATCGTTTACGCCTACGTCGTCGGCGTCGATCCAACGGCGGTGCAGACGGCGTACTCGACCAGCAACATCAAGATCGAGGCATTCTCGGCGCTGACGCGCAATCTGAGCGATTCGGATGTGTACGTGATCGCCGTGTACACGTCGGCGGATAACGGCATTCGCTCGCCCTTCCTGGAAGTGAAGAAGGCGCTCGACCTGGAGAAGCGGTGGCGCAGCGGCGCGGCGTATGAGGCGCGCGGCGGCGTCTTCTGGGATGCCAACACCTACATTCTGACGATTCCGGCCAACAGCTACATCATCCACGGCAGCAGCGGGACGTATGTAAGCTTCATCAGTACGATTACGCTCAACTTCTCCTCGTTCGTCGGCGGCAACAATACGATCTACGCCTACGTGGTCGGCGTCGATCCAACGGCAGTGCAGGCGGGCTATTCGACCAGCAACATCTTGGTGGAGTCGTTCACGGCGCTGACGCGCAATCTGAGCGACCCGGATGTGTACGTGATCGCCATCTACACGACAGCCAGCCGCCAGATTCGCTCGCCATTTCTCCAGCCGCTGGCGGGCGAGACCTATCAAACGCCGTGGGTGAATCTGTATCCGCATGTGCTGAGCAATTTGGCGGGCTTTGCGGAGGCGATTCTGTATCCGTCTGATCACGTGCGCGTCGTGCTGTGGGGCGATTCGATTTTCGCCAGGGAGGTGCATACGTCGGCGGGAACGATCAACCCGACGGAACTGCCGCCGCTGCTGGAGACGCGCAACATTGCGTGGTATCTGTGGCAGGCGCTGCGCTCGACGATGCCACCTGCGGAGTATCGGCGGTACGACCATTCGAGCGGCGGATATTTTTTTCTGGCGGGCACGTGGGCAACGTCGACGACCGGCGACAACACGGCCAACGGCGGGCCAAACACGGCCTGGGATGACCAGGGGGATCGACCCGCCTCGACGCGCATCAGCGACAGCACAAATGCGGCGTTTACGTGGTCAGCGGGCACAACGGACAACCGGAGCGGGATCAATTTGATCTACCGCACCGACACGGCTGGCGAGCCTGCCGCCACGATCACGGTCGTGCAGGGCAACGGCTATCTGGAGTACTGGACGGGCAGCGCCTGGGCGGAAGCGAATGCGGCCACATTCTCAATGGCGGAGGTTGACGAGGGAGCGCGCCGCGCCAATACGATCTATCAAAAACGGTTGTATATGCGTAAGGCTGCCGCCAACATCAACGCAGCTATTTCGATCTCCGTCGGCAAGCCCAGCGCAAACACGAACCGGCTGCTGTTTTGGGGCGTCGAGTTCTACGATTACAAAAATGGGGCGTTCGTGCCGATGCTGATCAACTCGGCGCGCGGCGGGCACACGATCAACACCTCAGCCAATGCGCTCTACGATTACATGGATGATGATGTGATCGACCAGTCGCCCGATCTGGTGATATTTGAGATTCCGATGATCAACATGCTGGCGGCAGCGGGCGCAACGGTCGCCGCCATCCGCAACAGCGTGTGGGACGCCGTTTGGGGCGACCGGCCTGGGGCGACGAACACGTGGAATCTGAAAACTCAGAGCAGCGATTGGGCTGATTGGCAGGTGCTGGCGGTGATGCCACATTTTGTGCGCGCATATTACAACGCCGATGGCACGCGCGCGACGGCGCTGGGCACGGTGACGGCGCGGCAGGCATACGACGCGGTGAAGGCGCTTTTTGTGGCGCATGGGGACGTGTCACTGATCGACATCTCGACGGCGTTCGAGCGGGAGATCGATGTCACGCAGCGGTGGAACGGGCAGTATTACACTGCGATGACTGCCAGCAGCGCCAGCGGGCTGTCACTGACCAGCGACAACACGCACCAGAACGACGCCGGGACGCTGATCTACGCACGGCATTTGGCGCCGCTGCTGGGAATCAATACGTGGTGAGCGTCCGACAATAACGCATTGTCGGACGAAAGCACACCGCCGATCACGGAGGGGTGATCGGCGGCATTGCAATCAGATAGCCAACTTTAATGCGCCGGGTGTATTACGCACGCAGCAAATAAGCGTCGCAGAACCATTCTCGCACAGTTATCATCCCGTAAACCGTACTTGTTCGGTACTCGACTAGCGACTGTCCAGCTATCGCCATAATCACTTTGCCGGTTCGGTTTGCGAATTTAACGATTGTTCCAGGTTCCATGATTCTCCTCTTTGCCGCTTCCCCCGGCTCGGCTGGCCTGCGCCGGGTGTTGGTGTTGGTTGGTTTCAGGCGGCGCTTGGCTGATTCTGCGCCGCAATGTGTTCCGCCATCCTGTCAGTCTCGCCTTGCACCACTAACTGATGGTGCATCCTGTCCAGGGCGATGACAACAATCTGCGTTACCGTCATGCCCGTGGCCTGGGCGAGTTCGCTCAGTTGCGCCTGCGTCAAGCGGGGGAGCTTGACGTTGATTTGGCGTGCGTCGTAGGTGTTGGTCATTAAGATAGTTCCTCTTTTGCATCTTCGATGTTATCCCAAAACGGGATGATTCCATTCGCTCGGTGTTCAATATACTCGCCGTCGGTTTCGCTAGGCCGCAGCCCTACATAGTTGCTGCGTCGTGAGCGTATCCCCCCAATTTCCAAAAGTCAAAAAGTTTAAGGTTCACCGTCCGACAACAAACACTTGTCAGCCGGTCAGCGCAACTGGCTCCACAGAAACAGACACCAGCCGACGACCGCTATGATCGTCAGCCAGGTGTCATCGGAGTCCAGGTCGATCCACTCGGAGATGATCCAGCGGGATCGACCTGGTTTCCCGCCTCGCTTGCTCATTCGACGCGGCGAAATGTGCCGCTTGCCTCGTCGTCGTCCAGCGTCAGCCACGCCGGAGCCGCAGCAGGACGATCATCCCGCTGCGCATCGATCAGCAGCTTGGCGCGCTGGTCGGCGACACGACGGACGTCCCGGTCGTAGTCGAGTTCGGCGCGTGCACGCATGGCCTCGACCTGCGCCGCGCTGCGGTTGACCATCAGCCGCCGCTCCTCCACGTCGGCAATGTTCGAGTGGAACTGTGTGGCCGTCGTCATGGTGCTGCGCATCACACCGTAGGCGAACGCACCACCCCACGCAAACACCACCACGCCGGCCAGCACGCCCAGCGCGCCAGCGGCCCAGTTGGCCCCGAACCTTGTCTCCAGCCACCAGGCTGCAAGCCCGACGATGATCAGCAGCACCACCAGCAGCGCCACCCGATCCCAATTGGTTGTGCGCACGTTGCGCACATCCCCCTCACTCCATTCCTTCCGGCTCATCTGCTCCTCCTCGTAGATCTGCTTCGGCTGCGATTCTGCCGGCGTGGTGCGCTGCTCGGCGGTTCGTCGCTGTCGCCAAACATGCCGCCGAACACGTCGAAGACACCTTCGACCGGCGTGGCTGCCCTCGCCTTCTTGCCGCCCTGCCACGGCGCTGGCGCTCGGTCGTGCCGCTGCGCCCACTCCACATTGCGCGGGTCGATCACGCTGAGCAGCGTCACCCCAGAGCGCAGCAGCAGGTACTCCGCCCAACTCGCCTGGTCAGCGTTTACCCACACCCAGCGCCGGTAGACCCTCCGCTGCTGACCATCCGCACCCGGCTCCAGCTCGACGGCGATGCCGCGACCGTAGCCGTGGATGGCGTAGCGGCGCAGGGTGTCCTCGACCTGCCAGCCGGACGTGTCTCGCCATTCGAGTTTTGTCAGCCGTCCATGCGCCGCCATCCCGTGCAGGTAATCGATCCAGCTAATCGGATTGATGGCCAATGACAGATTTTCTAGTGCGATCCAAATGCTCATGACCGCACCGCCAATCTTAGAATCGGCGCCGGTTCCGGCTGGCTGAGCGCCTCGCTCGTCCAGCGATGCGTGTCGCTGGACTTGCTACCGTAGACGGCGACGATCGTTTGGTTCAGGCTGCCGAGTTCCGCCCGCATCCGGCGAATCTCGGCGGCTTCCTCCGCCGTCGGTGCACGGCGTGGCAGCGGAAACGTCACACCGGTGCGCACCGGTGCGGGCACGCTCGTTTGTGGTGCTGGCAGCGCTTCTACCTCTGGTGCACCAGTGCGCACCGGTGCGCCCGCACCACCCTCGCACCACTTTTCCCGCACCACCCGCACCAGCCCGGCGGCCGCCTCGGCGTTGAGGTTGTACGCCTGCAACCGATCCAGCGTGGAGCCGTCCACGTAGAGAAACGCACCCGCACCCGGCAGCAACTCCGCACCGCTGTTCTTGCGCCCGGTCGCCAGCGCGGCCGTCTGTGCGTCCATCACCTGACCGACGAGGCGCACGCTGTAGTTGGCCTTGTCGCCGATCAGCCGCACGGCTGGATGCTGCGTGGCGGCGATGACATGCACCCGCTTCGAGCGACCAACGGCCAGGATCGCCGACAGCAGATCGAGCGACGCCTGATCCAGTTGCGCCAGCTCATCGACCACGAGCACCAGCCGGGACCACTCGCCGACACCGGCCTGCACACGGCGTTGCAGTTCGGCGTGCACCGTGGCGACGATGCGGCGGGCTTCGTCGGCCAGCCATGCCGACAGTTCGACATGTGGCAGATCGGCGAAGGGAACCAAGTCCTCATTTTTCAGATCGACCAGAACCAGCCGCAGCCGATCCGGATCGCCGTTGTAGGCCAGACTCGCCAGCATCATGCGCAGCATCGTGCTTTTCCCGCTTCCGGTCGTGCCAGCAATCAGCATGTGCGGCTTCTGCGCCAGGTCGAGCACCTGGTCACTTGCCGGACTAGTCGAATAGTTCCGGCCTGCCACCATCCGGCCAGCGCCAACGCGCATGGTTGCCCCGCGCCAGTCGAGCGGAGAGGGGCTAGGGTGCGGCGTCTCCAGCGCAAGCGGCATCTCCCGCAGTCGTACCGGCGTCGGCTTGCGGCGTGCTGCGCTCAATCGTTCGCTCAGTTCTGGTAGCAGGCGTTGCACGTCGCTGATGCGTTGCGCCGGGCCTGTGCGCAGGCCATACGCCACGAACGACGATCCGGCGACGACCGTCCATGCGGGCTTGGTGCCGGCATCGACATCGAACGCCGCCAACGTCTGATTGATAATCCTGATTTCTTGACTCAGTTGTTCTTCGATCATGCGGTGAATCTCCAATCAAAAAGCGGATTGCCGTCGCTGCAATCCGCCTGATACAATGGCGTCAGGGTGTGGCGACACACACCCTCCTCTCGCCGGTGCGATTCTGATCCAATCGCACCGGCGTCTATTTGGCTTGGCTAGTTCCTCATCTCCTCCAGCGTCTCACGGCTGACCCGATGTAGCGGCAGGCTGCGCACGGTGCGATAGCGGCGCTCGACAGCGGACAGCCGCCTGCGCAGTGCGGCGGACTCCTCATCTGCCAGTTGCAGCCAGCATTCAGCCTCTTCCGCCCGGATGCGTTGCGCTTTGCACTCCCGTTCGGCGTCCAGCCACATCCACGTGAGCACGGCTATTGTTGGCAGTGCCAGCGCCGCCAGGAACAGTGTCCAGTCGATCATGACTAATGCTCCATGCCGCAAATTGGGCAGGCCGTTGTAAAGCCGGCGTCGAGCGTGCGCTGATATTCCGCCTCGTGCTCCAATTCCGCCTCCAGTTCGTCGCGCTCCTCCTGCGTCATCAGCAGGTGGGGCACGAGGGCGTAGATCGCCCGCTCCAGGCGCAGCTTCTGTTCGACTGTCGCAATGTCGTAGGCGGCGATCAGGTCGGCCACCATGTTCATGGCCGTGCGCTCTTCGTCGCTGGCGTGCCAGTTGCTGGCCGCCACATCTCGTGTGGTTTCAATCGCTTCGATGATGCCCATGTTGTGCGTCTCCTTATATCATCCTGATTTGTCTTGCTCGAATGTCGGTCAATTCTCCCCACTCCCACGATGGCTTGGGCAGCTTCCAGCACCAGCCGAACTTTCCCGATGAGCCGGGAATTGGCGCGCCGGTTGCGTCGGTGTACATCGGCGTGGCGTGGCTGTGCCGGTAGATGGTGCCGCGGTGATAGGCCGGGTCATGGTAGGAGATGGCGAGTTCGATGTGATAGGGCTGCGCCAGATAGACGGGCGGCCACAGGCGCACCCGGTCAGCCTGCACGCGCTGTAGCACCTCATTGATTGCCCAGGTCGGCGTGGTTGGGCGAAACTTGCCGCGGCGGTCGTAGAAGCCGGGGACGGTGTACGGGTCGCACCATCGTCCACCAGGTTGCAAGTCCGGGTCAATCCAAATGCGGCACAGATCGACCACCTGCCACTGCGTGGGCAGGCCGGGATAGCCCCACCAGCCCGTGCAGCGTGTGGCGTGCGGAATGCCGAGCATGATCAGACCGAGGGGACGCTGGTACGTGTCATCATCGCTACGCACGATGTACACCATCGGACGCGCACGTGGGTCAACCGGCTGGCGCAGGTAGTGGTACTGCGCTACGATGCGCTGCGCCCAGGTGAGATCGTTGCGGTCGCCGAGGTCGATGTGTAGGGAGTGGGTCATAGCTTCGGCTCCTGGACTTCCTCTAGTTCTCTCTGCTCCCTGATTCGTTGTTCTGCTGCGGTGGTCAGTGCGCCCATGTCGGCCTTTACCTCGCCGCTTGTGATCGTGCGAATCATCACGCCGCCCTTGTTGACGGTGCGCATCCATTGCCGCGCGTCGTTGGCGTTGACGGCCAACACCGCATACGTGTATTTTGGATGGTAGCCGGGCACGCGGTCGAAGATGTAGTAGTTCATATTGCGATCAACTCCATTTGTGCGGTCATAGCGTGCAACTCATTCGCCGTGCGTTGGCAGGTTGGGCACTTTGGGTCAAGAATCTGCGCGTACCAGGGTCCTCCGGCTGGACTAACCTGCCGTTGTTTCCATGACGAACAGCCGCACTCACATTCGCCAGGATCAATGCCGGCGGCGCGGTGCCGCACAGATCCACAGGCGCAGCAAACCCAGTGATACTGGTAGGCGGTGGTCAGGTGGGCGTTGACGCGTTGCGAAGTCACGCCACCACCTCCTCGCCCCACGCCTCGACCGGCTGGCCGGAAAGCAGCGCACTCTCCCGTTCCAGCCGTGCGATCAGCTTCTCCAGTTCTCGCTTGGCGGGCAGCGTCTCGACGTGGTGACCGGTGATGCCGCCGTACTCGTCGAACGTGCTGATCGCCAGCCGGTAGATGCCGATCAGCCTCACGGCCTGCCCGATCCGGTCGTCGGCGGCCGCCGTCGGCGGCGGCTTCAGCACGCTCAGATCATCCGCCGTCAACGCCTCGTCTGGCTGCGCATCCACCCAACCCGGCAACGGGCGGTCCCCGTTCACGGTGATCGGTGCAGCAGGAGTCGGCAGCTTGTCGCCCCACGTGCCCGCCTTGATCTCCCGTGTCAATCGTTTCGCTTCCGGCGATCCGGGTTGGATCGGTGCGGGCATGGCGAGCGGCGGCAGGGTGCGCGCTGGTTTGTGCTGGTCGATCACGGCCTTGACTTCGGCTTTGGTCGGTGATACGCCGGTCGTCCTGGCGTGTTCGATGACTGCCTCACGCGCCGGCTCTGGCGTAGATGGTGCGGCCAGCAGGTAGAGCGCCGAGTCACTCAAAAGCGAAACAGTTTCGCTTTTGCCGCCAAACTGCTTGGCGACATTCATCATGTTCTGCGCCGTTCGCTGGCTCATGTCGAACTCGACCGTGCACCAGTCGCTGAACTGTCCGTGGTCGAGACGCTGCTTCACGTCGAGCAGGCGCTCGCCAACCACGACGGCGCTCTCCTTCATGCGCTGCCCGTTGGCGAGAATGTCAATGGCGGCGTCCTCGACGGCTTTGCGGTGCAGCATCGGCAATGCCTGATAGTCGTAGCGCAGCCGGTTGCGCAGTGCGTTGCGGTCTGGTGCAATGTCGGCGCTCAGCACGGCATCTAGGATTGACGGAGTAGGTTGTCGGCTCATGATTTCACCTCAGGAATCGCATAGTATAGGGCGTCCTCGATACTGTTCTGCAGGTTGGCGATCTGCGTCCGGCTCAGACCGGGCCAATCGCCGCTCTTGACCTTGCTGCGCAGAAGCGCCGGTAGATTTTTGATGGCGCTCAGCTCGTCCGGCGTGCTGTCGCTCCACCGGGCGCACCAAGCCAAAACAATTGTCAACTCATGGCGGGTTGCGCCGCTGAGAAACCGCGGCCATCCGTTGAAATCGTCGTGTAGACCGTGCAGGCTGCCGATCTGGTCGGCGGCGATGCGTAGCTCGTCGTCACTGTGCTCGGCAAGTGCGGCGGTGATGGCGGTCGGCGTCGTCCCCCCCCTTGCATCCCCCCCATTACCAAAACCAGGGTGTGGGAGAGTGTATGTATGTACATCATCATCATCATGTAGTCTGATCTTGTCTGATCTAGGCGAGAACTGTTCTAGAGGACTTCTAGAAGGTTCTAGAACAGTTCTAGAAGTTTCCTCGCCTTGAGCATAATCGATCAGGGCTTTGCGGTATTTGTTTTCCGGGTGCAGGGCGGCGGCCATCCGAAAGCACGCCTCCGGATCATCCGGCACCAGTCCGTGCTTTGTCCGCGTCCAGCCTGGCGGTGGCGGCAGTTCACTAGGTCGATCTTTGGTGTACTCGAATCGGTTGTGCTTGCGGAAGCCGCGAAAATAGAGTGCGTATTGGTTGCGGCTCGTCGGGTAACGTTCGACCAGCCCGGCCTCGATCCACTCGTTGATCAGCGCACCGGCACGATCACGCAGTTCAGGACGAAGCGGAGCCGCCTGCGCACTGAGGCGCATCGGATTAGCGTCGATCAGTCCGTCACGGTCAAGGTGCGCAATCGTGAGCAGATACAGCGTCATTGATTCAAGCGTGAGGCTGTTTAGTTCGGGATCAATGCTCGCATCTGTCGAAATCATTCTGGCACGCGCCATAGAATAAGTCCTTTCTGTTTGTAATGGGCGGCTAGGGCTGACCATACGTTGCAGCCCTAGCCGCACCCCGCTGTCGCACCAGAGAGCCGGGAACCTGGTGCGCTTTGACCGTCCGTTCCTATTTAACGAGGTCACAAGGAGTAACACACCCCGCCCGGCGTCCACGGCAGCGGTCTGATTATCTCCACCACGCCAGCGCCAACAGCGCCACGATCCAGCCCAGCGCCGCCACGCTCATCCACCGCTGCGCCGTGCGGATGTTCATCCCGAACTCAACTTCGCACCACTCCGTGAACTGCCCGTGCTCCAGCAGCTTCTTCACCTCATTCAGCCGCTGCCCGATCTGCATCACGCTCGATGTCATCCGCCGCCCGGCCACGGCAATATCAATCGCCGCATCCTCCACCGTCTTGCGGTGCACCGGCGACACTTGCCCATAGTCCCACCGCAACTGCCGCCGAATCTCCAGCCGGTTCTCACCTGGCTCCGAACTCAGCACATCCCCCAAAATATCAGGCGTCGCCCGTCTCATCGTCGCCCTCCATCACATAGCGCAGCAACCGCACCTCCCCCGCCAGCGCCCACAGCGTCCGCAACTGTGCCCGCTGATACTGCATCTCCGTGCTACGCTGCTTGAACTGCAACATCCCGTCAACGCCTAGCCCAGCAGCCTCATACGCATCCATCCCCTTCTCAAACTCCTGGATCGCCACCAGCGCCAACCGCAACGGATCATTCTCGTTCATCGTAACCTTCCCTTTCGTCTTCACACCCCAAGATAATTCCTTCGTAGCCTGGCGGCATGTACCGCCGCCGTATCTCCTCCGGCGATTCCCCCGTCACATCCGCTCCCTCCTCCGCACAGTGCCGCCGCCACAGCGCCGACTCTCGGTCACTGCGCAGCACCGGCCCCGGCGCGTAACTCTTGGAGAAGCGGGTCGTGATGATCGCCGCCGATCGCACCGTCCCGGCGTCGCGGTCGCGCACAAACCGGAACACCATCGCCTTGATTGCCTCGAACCTGTACCGCTGCGCCAGCACCGCGGCGGAACTTTTATCCAGCCCCACCTCGGAATCGGTCAGCAGTGCAAACGACCGTTGCCGCTCTTCGTCATCCGCCGGCCCGCTGTTGCTTTGCTTTTGGCCTGCCCCCCCAGACCCCCCAGGTAGGTAGGTAGGATCATCTATCTCCCTACCTACCATCCTACCTAACCTACCTATAGGATGATCCCCCACCGCGCGATTTGATCCACCACCGCGCGAATCGCGCGGTGGTGGATCACTTTTCTCATTTTCGGCCTCGTCGTGATCCCCCACCGCGCGAATTGATCCCACACAGATCACCGCCTCATTGGTCGTGATCTGTGTGGGATCGTTTTGATCCACCACCGCGCGAATTGATCCACCACAGATCACCGCATCGGCCCACATGATGTGCACGGCGTGGTTTCGCTTGTACGTAAACAGCCCGGTCGCCGCCAGTTTCGCCAGATGACCGCGCACCGTGTTCTCGCTCTCGCTCTCACACAACGCCGCCATCTCTGTATGCGACACGCGCACATACCCAGCTCCCGTCTCCGTCAGCCGTGCCAACCGAACAGCCGTTCGGTACACGCCCGGCGCAAGCTCTTGTCTATCGAGGAAATCAATAACCGTATCGATCATACTGTCACGCACTCCACAACCACGCCGCCACCAACAGCGCCACGATCCAGCCCAGCGCCGCCAGCCAGCACAGCGTATCGCTGCTGATCCACCATTGCGGCCACCGTCGCCGACGGCGCACCAGCGGATAGCGGCTGTGCTTGCGATACAGATCACTCATAGCCCTGCTCCCGATCTACCTGTCCGGCCAGGGCGCAGGCGGCCCAGAGCAGCAGGCTCAAGGCGGCAGGCACGCCGATGGCGAGTGCTGCGACTAGGAACCAGAACGGGGTCATGGTTGCAACGCCTCCAACTGCGCAATCAGCAGCGCCTGTCCTTCCATCACGTCGTAGATCGTCAGGTCGCCAGCCGTCCCAGCCTCGCGTAACATGGCGAGCAGGCTGACGGCGTGGCGGCGGCGCAGGGCTGCCAGTTGATCACCAGCCTGCTCGATGCCTGCCTGCTGAAAGTAGTCGGTCAACGCATCGGCGGCGCGTTGGCCGTCAAGCGGTCGGTTGAAGACGGCCATCTCACATGCCTCCTGCCGCGCCAGCGCCGACAGCCAGAAAACCCAGCAGCCCGATGATGCCGATGAACAGCATCACATAGAAAAGACCTGAGTACCCTTCCTCTTGCATCTCAACCTCCTCTACCACCACACGCCACCCGCCGACCGTCACAACCCGCCGGCAGACCAATCGACACTCCGCACGCGCCGCATACCGATCACTCCTCGAATACGCAGTCATCGCCGCACCTCACAGCCAGCGCAGCCACGCCCGCACATTGTTCTGTCTCTCGATGCGCAGCACGCCCGCCTTCTCCAGCGCCTTGAGCAGCTCGCCCCACTCCGCCGCCGTCACCTCCAGCAGGTGATACGCCATCCAATGCGCTATGCTCATCTGCCGATCCATGCTCAGCGCCAGCAGCGAGATCGCCGCCTTCACCTGCCGATCCGTCAATTCCTCCACGCGCAGAATCTGATCCCGCACCTGCGCCCGGAACCCCCGCCGCGTAATTCCCTCTTGCGGTTTACTTTCATTTTGTGTTATCATGGAATCGTAACCTTTCGGGCATGTCGCCCCACCCAACACGACCCGCATGGATCTGCGCCATGCGGGTCTTCTCTTGGTTGCGCCGGGGCCTACCGGCATTGTGGCGAGAAGCCATGCAATCTCGGCGAAGTGACTGCATGACCCCGGCCTACGCTCGATCCTCATCCAGCGCACGCCGGGCGCTCTCCACCCAATGCACCGTCACCCCCTCGTCCACCAACTCTGCGCACTCCCGGCACAACCACATCGCATTGTGCCACCCCCACCGCTGGCAGAAGACCCCTACCGCCACCGGCCTCGCCCCACACTCGCACCGCACCGAACCTGCCAACTCATCCACAATCCACCCAGGCAGCCCCAGCGCCGCTAACCAATCGTGCACGCCCACCCCCTTATTGACAGAGCTTCGTGCTAGAATGAAGAGAAGAACAGGAAGCGATGAACGAATGCTGAGATCGGTGCATCGCTTCCTGACAGCGGGGTCGTTTCCAATGTCCTTGGGTGTTTTAATCAACACCCGAAAGGAGACACCCGCCCGTGTCCGTCTACCAACTCCTCGATCTGTTCTGCCAATCGTTGTCTGCGCAGAACAAATCAAAACGCACCGTGCAATGGTATCGAGAATCGATCACCGCTTTCCTGCGCTGGCTGGAATCGTCCAACCTGCACAATGGCAACTGGCTCCACGCCGAGGTGATCGAACGCTACCTTGCCGAACGCCGTGCCAACGGCAACGCACCGGCCACCGTTGCCACGCACTACCGTTCCCTGGTCGGCTTCTTCGCCTGGCTGGTCAAGCGGCGTTACATCGCCGCCAGCCCCATGGCCGACGTTGCGCCGCCGAAGGTCCCACGCCGAGAACCAAAGCGCACCACCTTCGACAGCTATACCGCCCTGCTCGACTCCATCCCGGTTGGCGATTGGATCGACCTGCGGGACCGGCTGATCGTCTCGACGTTGTTCCTCACCGGCATCCGGCTGGGCGAATGTGCCCGCCTGACCGCTGCCGACTACCGAACCGCCGAGCATCTGCTGCGTGTGGACGGCAAAACCGGCATCCGCCTGGTTCCCCTGCTGCCGCCGGTCGAGCGTGCGCTCGTTGCGTACCTCTTCCTGCGTCCTGCGTCCCCGGTCGATTCGCTCTTCCTGGCTGCGGATGGTGCCCGCCACGCCAAGACAGCGCTCACGGAGAAGGGAATCTATCAGATGCTGCGCCGGCGTTGTCGCTCTGCTGGCGTCGAGCCGCTCAACCCGCATTCATTCCGACACGGCCTCGCCATGTACCTGCTAAATCAGGGTGGCGACATGTCTCTCGTTCAAAAAGTCTTGGGTCATGCGCAGATCGGGACTACTGCGAAACACTATGCGGAGTGGCTGACCGATGGGTTGGTCTCCGAATTTTCCGCAAAGATGAGGGGTGCATCTCAATAACCAGATTCATGCTCTGGGTATCAAGGGTCGTTTCCCAGATTGTGGCTCTGGGTGTCGTGGGTTCAATCCCCACTGGTCGCCCCAACACTTTCATAAAGCTATGCTGTTGTGAAGGTGCGTGCTTCTAGGGCGTCCGCTCCGGTTACTTGTCACGGTGGCGGGGCGGACGCTCGGATCACTTGATGTACTGGGCGGCTATCGTTTCGTCAAAACGGTAGCCGTACTTCGTGGCAAACTGCCGTAGAGAATCGATCTCGATGTAGACGAATTTTCGCTCACCGGCGCCTTCTTCGCGTGCTGGTAGAGTGCCATCGTCTACGCGGCGGTGAATGGTCTGAATCGATTTTCCGATAATCTCGGCAGCCTGCGGTCCATTGACTTCAGGCATCGTGTGATCCTCTCCTGTGGAAAACATGGAATTACAGGAAATAGATTACACCCGATCCGAGTGCGTTGTCAATCCCTGAGTTTCCCTGAATCGACCCGAAAGGCAGGTTCCCTGATGGCGAAGAATCCGCAAATGATTATCCTAGAGGGCAACGACTCGTTTGAGATTGAGGTCGTTGGTGAGTCTCACCATCGCGCCAACCTGATTAAGATTGCCGGCTCATGCAAGCATGATGATGTCGAGGTGGTGAAGACTGGTTATTTGGTGCCGGAACCGCGCAACCCTCACGACGCCAATGCGATGCGCGTCGATGTAGATCAGATGCAAGTTGGCTATCTGACCAGGCCGGACGCGGCGCGGCTGGCGCCTGTGCTGCGCAAGTTGAAACTCGTCGCCGTGCAGGTGCAGGTGCAGATCACGGCATTCGAGGGCGCCAGCAATTACAGCGTGTGGGTAGATGGCAGCATAGACGAGATTCTGCGTGAGTTCTCCACGCCAGAGCGGCCCTGGTGGCGCGTCTGGTGATGTTTTCCTGGGAAAACGTGAGGCCGGGTCGATTGACCCGGCTTTTTTGTTGCCTGAGCGCGGGATTTCCTATCCTTCTGACGATTCCATAAGTAGCACAATTATGCTATGATGTTGAATGATTGGACATAGAATCATTCGGGGTGGAATGAGGAGGATCGATGTCTGCGAACGCGTTGCCTGGCGTGGTGTGGGTGGTCCTGATTTTGGCGCTGATCCCCGGCGTGCAGAGTGTCCTGGAGCGGTTTTTCCCTTCTTCGGAGTATTGGTACAGCGCGCTGATCGTGGCGCTGCTTGGCGCGATTGCGAAGGCGATCGAGGTGTGGGCGCGCCAGCAGGGGATGCAGATTGAGGTGCGCGATACGACGATTGCGCCGGCGGCGGATGTGCAGCCGATGGCAGCGCATCCGGGGAAGATGCGGCGCTGGTTGTTGGGCTAATTACCTGAGTGGGTTTCTCCTTGCTATGGGTTGACGGTTGGGTCGTGAGGCAGGGCGGTGTCCGGCGCCGCTCTGCCTCGCGGCGCGTGTGGGGGTGGCGATGCGCGTCTGTTTGATTGCGCTGTTTGCGCCTGATTTGGCGGTGCCGGCTGAGGTCGGCGATGTGGCCAATACGTTCTCGGCGGCGGGCTGGATGGTGCATATTGCGGATGCGTCGCGGCGTGGGTTGCGCGATGCGTTGGAGGATGGGCCGTTCGACCTGGCGTGGTTTGCGGGGCACGGCGACGGCGACGGCCTGGCGCTGGCGGACGGGGTGTGGCGGCCTGCGGAGTGCGGGCGCTGGTTGGTGGCGGTGCGGGCGTGGATGTTCGTCGCCAATGCGTGTTTTTCCGCCGAGCATGTGCTGAGAATCCAACAGATCGCCAATGTGGATATGGTGGCCACGATTGCGCCCAGCGGCGTGGAGGATGGCGAGGCTGTCGATGCGGCGCTGTTTCTGGCGCGGGCGTTGGTGGAGTCGAGCGATTTGGCAGCGGCGACGCGTCAGGCGAGTGCAGCCGGTCAGTTGCAGTATCGGTTTTTTCCGTGTGGGGATTCTATGGCTCAATCGATGCGCGCCGGCGATGGGCAGGCGCAGGATGATGTGGCGGCGCTGGTGCGGGCGATTCGGGGCGACACCTTCACGGGGACGCCGGGTTTGATTGCGACGGTGGCGACGTTGGTGACGACGGTGCAGGCGTTGACGGCCAGCATCGACGGCTATCGCGCGGCGACGGATGCGCGGTTGGCGGCGCTGGAGCAGCAGCGGGAGCAGCGGGTGGCGATGTCGCCGCGGGCGTTGATGTTGATGTTGGCGTCGGCGGTGGTGTTGGCGTCGCTGATGCTGGCGCTGATTGTGCGCCTCGGTGGTGCGTGATGGCGCCGCATGAGGATTTGTTGGCGATGGCGCCCTATGCGCTGTTGTCGGTGGCGTCGATGAGCACGGCGGTGCTGTTTGGGGCTGCCGTGGCGCTGCGGTTGCGGCGCTATACGATGCTACCGGGAGCGGCGGCGATGGCGATGCTGGCGGTGTGGTTCGGGCTGCTGGCGATGACGGCCGGCCCGGCGCCGTTGTTGCGGCGCGGTGAGGTGGCGGATTTGCTGCGCTGGTTGGCGTTGGCGACGGCCAGCGTGTGGGCGGGTTGGCTGGTGCTGTATGCGCGCAGTTTGGTGCGGGTCGAGCGGCGGAGATAGGAGTTAAGTCCTATGCCATCGAAGGCGCCGACGGTGTGCCGGCGACCTGGTTGCGCCGGGCTGGTGAGCGGCGGGGTGTGCTCGGTGTGCGGGCCGGTGCGGAGTCGTGCCCAGGCCGAACACGACGAGCGGCGCGGATCGGCGTCCAGTCGCGGATACGATGCGCGGTGGCGCAAGCTCCGGTTGATGGTGCTGGTAGATCGTCCGTGGTGCGCCGAATGCGCTCGTAACGGTCGTGTGACCCTCGCAACAGATGTACATCACAAGATCGCCAGGCGCGATGGCGGCGCCGATGTCGCCGACAACCTGGAGCCGCTGTGCCACTCCTGTCACAGCCAAATTACAGCAGCGGGAGGGTAGGGGGTGCGCGATGTTGGCAGGGTTCCGAGTGTAGACCGGCAGCGTAGCAACATTTCTGCGCTCAAGAAAATCCAGAAATTGTGAGATGGGCAATTTCCTGTCGGGTAGGAGAACTGAAACGAGCGTTGCCAACCAGGACGGGCAAACGCTAGTAATGCCGGCTGATCTGGCTCCTGAACTGCAGGCGTACTGGGGGCGCGTGGTGGCGCAGTTGCCAGATGGCGTTGCTACGGCTGCCGACGCGCAGTTGATCGTGCAGCTCTGTCAGGCGCTGTATGTGCAGGGCAAGGCGTGGGGCGAGATTCTGAGCGACGGGATTACGACGCTGGACGCTGCGCACGGTGGGGAGATGCGCCGACACCCGTCGGTGATCACGTGGCGCCAGGCGGCTGATATGGCGCGCCAGTGCATGAGCCTGCTGGGCCTGTCGCCGGTGTCGCGGGCGCGGATTCAGGCCGATAGCTCCGCCGGGTCGGTTGAGTTCATCAAGTATCTACAGCGGAGGCATGGTGATTCGGCATAGGCGCACGCCCGCTGAGCGGTACATTGCCGGCGTGCTGGCTGGGCGCGTGGTGGCGTGCCGTTGGGTGCGGCTGATGTGCCAGCGGCATGTGGACGATCTGAAACAGGGGCGCCGGCGTGGACTGTATTTTGACCGCAACGCGGCGCAGCACGCGCTCGACTTCTTTGATTTTTTGCACCACAGCAAAGGGGAATGGGCGGGGCAGGTTGTGCGGCTGGAGCCGTGGCAGCAGGCGATTGTCTGGGTGCTGTTTGGTTGGTACAAGCGGAAGAGTCACACGCGGCGATTCCGCCAGGCGTACATTGAGATCGGACGGAAGAACGGGAAGTCGACGTTTGCGAGTGGGCTGGCGCTGTATATGTTGTTGGCGGATGGCGAGCCTGGGGCGGAGGTGTACTCGGCGGCGACTAAGCGCGACCAAGCGAAGGTGACGTTTGACGAAGCGGCGCGGATGGTGAGGAAGTCGCCCTTCTTGAGCGAACACATCACGGTGCATAAAGATCGGCTGTTCATCAAGTGGGACACGGCGTCGAAATATGAGCCTGTGGGGCGCGATGCGGATACGATGGACGGTCTCAATATCCAGTTCGGTCTGGTTGATGAGCTGCACGCTCACCGCACGTCGGAAGTTTGGGATGTGCTGTTAACGGGTATGGGGGCGCGGCGTCAGTCGATGATGTTTGGGATTTCTACGGCCGGGTTCAACCAGTCGAGTTTTTGCTATTCGCAGCGGACGTACCTGACGCAGATTCTGGACGGCGTGCTCGCCAATGATGCGTTTTTTGGGGCGATCTTCACGCTGGATGAGGGCGACGATCCGTTTGATGAGAGGGTGTGGGTAAAGAGTAATCCCAACCTGGGAGTAAGCGTGTATCTCGATGAACTGCGCGATATGGCGGCGCAGGCGCGGGAGATGCCGGCGGTACTCGGTACGTTCCTGACGAAGCGCGTCAATATCTGGACGCGCGCCAAGCAGCATTGGATTCACCCGGATAAGTGGCGGGCGTGTGGCGCAACGGTCGATCCGGAGGCGCTGGCGGGGCGGGTGTGTTTTGGCGGTTTGGATTTGTCGAATACGCTCGACCTGACTGCGTTCGTGCTGGTTTTCCCGCCGATGGGTGATGAGCAGGTGTACCAGGTGCTGCCGCGCTTTTGGGCGCCGGCGGCGGCCGTGACGGAGCGCAGCCGTTCGCAGCGCGTGCCGTATGATGTTTGGCAACGTGAGGGGTGGCTGACGGCCATCCCCGGCGAGGTGATCGACTATGAGTGGATTTATCAGCAGATCGACGCCGATGCTCAACGATTCGACCTGCGGGAGATTGCGTTCGACCGTTGGGGGGCGGCGGAGATTTATGTGAGGATGGCAAAGGCGGGTATGACGATGGTGGCGATGTGGCAAGGGTTTGCGTCGATGTCGCCGCCGATGAAGAAGTTGGAGGAGTTGATTGTGGCGGCGCGGCTGGCGCACGGTGGTCATCCTGTGTTGGCGTGGAACGCGCATAATGTGGTGGCGGCGCGGGATGCGGCCGGAAACATTAAGCCGGACAAGGCGCTGGCCACGGAGAAGATCGACGGGGTTGTCGGGTTGCTGATGGCGCTCGACCGAGCGACGCGACACGACCCGGAAGCTGGCGCCAGCGTGTACGATCAGCGTGGGGTGTTGGTGTTGTGATGGCGAGGTGGCGACGGGGGCATGGGGGCGGCGGCCTGGGTGGGCAGGCGCTGGCGTGGAGCGAGTATTGGGCGCAATGTAACGAGGAGGGGCGGGCAATGGGGGATCAGGGTGAGGTGCGGTCGGCGTATCGGTGCCGGGTGGTCGATGAGCGGATGGTGACGGAGCACGCGCCGCGGCTGCGCACGGAGTGTGCTACGGTCGATGATGCGGTGCTGCGGTTGCAGCGTGGCGAGGCGGTGGTGGTGGCGAGTATCGATATGGGGCAGTTGCGCAGTCGGTTGGCGTCGTTCGGGATCGGTTGATCGGCCGTTTTCCTGGGAAAACATGGACGGTGGCGTGATGGCGAAGTTGACGACTCGACAGCGCGAGGTTGTGCGGTTGCTGGCGGCTGGCTATTCGCAGAAAGAAGCGGCGCGCCGGCTGGGGATTGCCTACGGGACGGTGCGGAAGCACACGCTGGCGGCGCGTACGCGGGGAGAGTGCCGCAGTACGGCGGAGGTGGTGTGTCGGGCGATGGCGGAGGAGGGGAAGTGAGATTGGGAGATTGGAGATTGGGAGATTGACCGGCTTCGACTGGGCATGACCGGGGGTTGGCGGTAGACGGTCGGCGGCGCGCTTGCGTGACAGGGGACTGCGGGTCAGGGTGGCGCTGTGTGGGCGCTGCGCTCCGCTGGACGGGGCGGCGGCTGTGTCCATTCCGCAGGGGTCGTGCCCAGTCGAAGCCGGTGAATTAAAGAGATTGGGAGAATGGAAAGCGCCAGGAGGATG